ACGGCTTTGTGGTGTCTTTCGTCTTATTTCATCTCCAAATCGCAATATACGCACACGAGATTGAATTGCTTGACCTTCATCTACTCGGTTCTCTAATTTATCAATCTTTGCATTTGTTTCTTTTTGGTTTTCCTCTATTTTTGTTTCAATTTTTTCTATTTGTTCATTTAATTGTTTAATCCCAAAAATTGACCGAATTCCTTTTACTAGCCAACTCCACGGATTAAGTTTTACCTTACTTATCTCAACAAGAGAGAGTAGTAATAATATAACGATTGCGAATATACCCTTGTTGTTTACTATAATCTCCCAAATTTCGTTTAGTGACATACCAAGCCCCTTTCTAGACTAAGCCTTGGTAGTTCCAACATACTCTTGAACTTGCTTATTTGATGCAAGCATATCTCTAAACTTATTTAAGGCACTATCTACATATTCACTAAATGTTTCAAATGATATTGCCATTGTTAAACTCGGGAACTGTTCCAACGCCTTGTCATAAACATAGCGAAGTTTTAATTTGCCTGTTCCGCCGCCAAGCTCCTTTTCCGCTTGAGCAACGGCAAGAAGTAACCACTCCTTGAATTTTGCGATTTTTTCATCTGTGGGTTTATAATGAAATTGTAAAAAAGTTGTAATCATTGAAATAGCAAAAATAATGATAACAACCAACATTGACCAGTTTTGTGCTAACCAATTAAGCATTATCCGTTTCCTCCGTTTCCGCATAACCGCCATTCTGGAGATCATGCATAGCATTTAAATACGTTACTCCGCCTTCTCTATTTTCCATAGCAGATTTAACTGCATAAATTCCAAACGCAATAACCTCAGCAACAATTGCACCAATCAAAGCATTAAGAGGAGAAAAGTCTGGTGTGTATCCTGTGTTTTTTGAAAATATTACATTTAATGCAATCATAACCATTGAAAAAACTTCAATGATTACACAATTAATAAACAAAAACAGAATCAGTTTCTTTGAAGTTGTAATTCTCTTCTTATCCATCGGAACCACGCTCCTTTATAAATCATTTAATGATTTCTGTTCTACTTTTTTTATTCCATTTTCATCAAAGTATTTGCCTATGTTTTCATCGGCAGATAAATCAGTATATAAATTTACCATGTCGGCAGACTCCCAAGAGATAATATCTTGTATGACATTTGTAGGAATGTTAGCTTTAACTAACTGCGTTGTCATAAAATGTCTTAAACTATGCCAATAAAAATCTTTTCCTAAAAACTTCGTGAAACTATCTTTCCACCCGTCCATAGTATCAATACTCATTTGTTTTGAAGGATCATCAGACGATGGGAACAACCATTCACTTTCAATACCTTTTGCTTTTCGATCGTCTAACCATAATTTTAAATATGGATCGAACTGTTTCTTAAGCACATATAAATAAATCTGTTTGCCTTTAGAGCCTCTGCCTTTTGTCATTACTCGCTCATCTGTCTTATATAGCGAACCAAATAAAACGTTCTTATCTTCAAAATATGATACCTTAAATCTAGGTATCTCAGCTTTACGTCTCCCAGAATACATAGCAAGTGCAACACAACAAGCCTGCTTATATTTTTTCTTCTCAACTAAATGGTCTAATAGTGCTTGAAGTTCTTCTTCTTCAAAAACAGTTTTTTCCCTAACTGTCGTATTTACTGGTGATTCAATTTTACGAATAACACTCCGATACCCTTCATATTCTTCTTCTTCATCAAGAATATTTTCAATAAAGTTTGAAAGAGAAGAGATGACGGATTTTACTCGACGCACTCGTTTTGGACTCCATCCCCATTCATTCATGGCATGATTTTGGAATCTTGCAAATTCACGTTTTGAAATATCAGTAAATCTTTTGTTGTCATTATTTTCTAAATTATATACGAAAAAGATTTTAAGATCTGATTCATACTGACTAATCGTGTTTGGAGATCTATCAATTGATTTCAGATAATCCAAAAAATCCTTCATTAACGTCTTGTTTTCTGGAAGAATCTTGGAAAGAGATTCTTCAGAAGTAATATTATTATATACTGTCGTTCTTCCCATAATGACTCCTCCTATTTAAGTAACTGTATATGTGTATCAATTACTTTTACTATGTAATCAATATCATTTTTTGTTAGTGTTTCACCAATAGTAAATCTGATACATTCCATTGCTTGTTGTTCCGTTAACCCATAAGCCAAAGCAACATGACTTGGTTCATCACTATTCGATGAACAAGCAGAACCAGTACTGACGTAAATTTCTTGTTCGCTCAATAGTTTTAGCAATATGTTTCCTTGAATCCCGGGAAACCTTATATAAATATTATTTGGCAATCTCTGATATCTATTGCCAACCAAAACACCACCAAGTGCTTCCAGTTTTTTTAATAAATAATCTCTATTATCATAAAAAATTTTATTATTAACCCTTGGTTGATAAAAAGCCTCCGTTAAACTAGCGATCAATGGAGTAGCATATGTACCACCAACCAACCCTTGCTTACCAAATATAACAGGAACTAAATCGATTCCATATTTAACATATAAAATGCCACTACCTTTAATGCCACCTATCTTTTGCCCGGACATAGATAACATATCAATACCCATTCTTTGAACATCAACATCAAAATATGGTAAATACTGTGTAGCATCTGTATGAAAATAACAATTTGGATATTTATGTATAACTTCAGAAATTGCGGTTACTGGTTGAACAACGCCGCTTTCAGAATTTGCTAATTGGATAGAAACAAGAACTCTAAAACCTAACGATGTTAATTTTTGTAATCTTTTATTAAGTATGTCAAGTTTAATAATACCTTCAGAATCTACTGGAATTGCATAATTTTCACGCACTCCACCATGTAAATAATCAGCCACAAGCATGATGTCATCATGTTCTACGGCTGAAGATAAAAATGCATTTAAACCTTTCTTGCGCATAAAACCTTGAATAGCAATATTATTTGACATTGTTGCTCCGGATGTAAAATATATTTCAGTAGAAGAACAATTTAGCTTTTTCGCTATAAGTTCTTGCGCATCTTTTACAATCTTTTCTGCGTCTAATCCTAAACGATGTTCAGAGCTTGGATTTGCGTAATAATGTTCTGCAATGTTATTAAATTCTTTCAATACCTCTGGCTTAACTGGCGTACTAGCCGCATAATCCAAATACATATGCTCACCGCCTATCTAGCCATTCTTTATATAACGCATATGTCGCATTACGTTCAAATACGAATACAATAATCGGTACGTCCGTATGCGAATCTACGCTTGGATAAATATGTACTGGTTTAACCCCTTTGCTCCAATAAAAAGCGGCTTGCTTCGGATTAACAATACATATATTTTTGTCTAAGTTAATAATTTGTTTTTCCATTTATTCATCTCCAATCACTTTCAAATAATAAGCAACTGTTCTATGTAAATGTGGATTTTTCAAATAGCATTACCAAATCGCCATCACTATCCACATAAATATCACAAGGAAACATTCCAAGTGTGATATACAATTTTTGTTTTTCAAAATTTTTGACCCTTAAAACTTTTTTAGGGTCATAATCATGTGTATAAAAATTTGGTGTAATAATCATATCCTTTTTCTCCTAAAATAGAAGAGTAGAGCCAATACTACTCCTCAGTATTGGCTTCCTCTTCGGTATTTGTTTTTCTATAACGTCTGTTTCTATAAACAGAAGTTGGCTTTTCCTCAACCTTATCTGGATCAACAACCTCAACCACTTTCTTTGGCGGAAATAACTCATTAAGTTTGTTTGCAAGTCCATCGTTATATTTAGAAAAGTCTGTTACGTTATATGTTTTAAGAACCTTCTCGACTTTATCTTTGTCAATAAGTCCCATATTGTATGCAGAAACCGCATTGTAAACTTCATGACATTCCTCTTTGTCAAAAGAAGCCATCCACTTTGGATATTTACTATATTCTCCACAATGGTCGCAGTATTCATACTTTTGTTTACAAACAATACAAAAACGCTCTGTAGCCATTTTTGTTCCTCCTTTTAAAAAAGGGAGCCTTCCATAAAGAAAGACTCCCTAATATTTTTGAAATTAACCAACAAATGGCTTTGTATCATAAGCCTCATTTGCATCTTCTGCAACTGCGATGTAATACAATACTTGATTCTTTGCGCAGTAATCCTTGAAAGCGGTTGCGCTGAAGTTCTGCGTAGACTCTGTATCTACAGTCCAATCGAAGTCAGGGCTCATCTGGAACTTCTCGAATACTACATAAAGAGCAATAACTTCCTCAGAGTTACATACATCGGAGCAAAGTACACGGAAGGTAGCCTTGCACTCCTTCGGGAACTTATCACCTTGTACGTTTACTCTTGCAGCAGCCTTTGCGGCATCAACCGTACGATCATACTTGATCTGAACGATATCAGTAGCATCTGTAGGAAGAGTAATAGTAGTTTTACCCTCAACGGTAGCAATAGCATACTTACCATCAGCAGCAGTACCGTCAGTACTCTTTGTGTATCTCTTGGAGATATCTACATTACCATTCTCGAAAGTACCATATACCTGCATCTTATCAACATCAACTGGAGTCTCAGGAAGCTCATAAGGGCTTTCTGTCTTAGCTACTTGAAGAATTCTAGGCATTTCAACCGCTGCGCCAGTTAACTTAGACACACCATTCTGAGTTGCGAAAAGGTTAAGAGAGAATGTAGCGTTTTCGCCAGAAATCTCAACAGACTTAGAGGTAAAGTATCTCTTCAAAAGAGCGCCCTGTGCGTCTGTCTTATCCTTTGTCTCAGAAGTTGTGTTAATGGAAAAGTTGGATACTTGATCAAGAACAGCGAGGAGATCGCCAGTATTCTTGGACTCAAACCAAGCATCTACAACTCTGTCAATTACAAGATTATCAAAATTTTTAATTGCCATAATTGTACTCCTTTATATTTTACTACTTTTTATCAGTGTTTTGTTTGACATTCAAACTTCCACCAGTTGGCGAAAGTGAATCTTTTAGCGTTTTACCGCCACGTTTATTATATTTTTCTTCGCTATAAGTCCATTGGAAACTACTCGAAGGAATCTTCGAAGTATCAACAAAACCAGACATACTACCTTGCAACATTGCGCAAGCTTGTTTCTTACCTTGAATCTGAATCAAAGACTTCATCAACTGATAAATCGTTAAATCAAAAACCGTTTCGTATGTATAAGAAAATTCCTCGGTATTCACCAAGGAAACAATTGCATTATGAAACATAGATTCATACGGTTTATTTTTGTTTCTCGCGCGCTGCTTGCGGTCGTCCATAATCAATATTTTGGCAGTAGCTCGATTAGCGGCTTTGCGACCACTATGAGTAAAGCCAATCATATCTCTTACATAACGAATTGAATCCGCATACATTTGTTCAGTAAACAAAAACTCACCGGGTTCATAAATCTTATCGTCTATTTGCAATGATTCTACGTTTGCAAGAACTACTTCTTGCACATCATCTTTCGTGTATATACATGGTTTTAATAACGAAAAATCTAAATCTCCGAAAATCAAATAAGTATCATCTTTAGTAAACTGATTAACAGTTTT